CTTGTCACGGCTGGGCTTTGGCTCTGGCCGCGCCAGAGTCCCAAATGAAAGCGCCTGGGCAAGCAGCAGCGCCTCGAAACGCTTGCGCCGCACCCAGGCCGCCGTCAACTGCACCCGCCCCGCCGCGTCAATCTCTTGCGGCCAGTGATCGCTTAACCCAAGCTCCCATTCGTCTGTGCGACGCGTGCCCGGCCCGCCCCAATCATCGGCGCCCCAGGTCGCGCCGCTGGCGCCAAAGGGTAGGCATGCGCAAGCAGCGCAGCGAATGCCCTTTCCAGCTCTTCGTCGGTGCCATACTCCAGAATCGAGTCCTTGCTGTTTTCCAGCATGGGATTCCACGCCAGCACCAGCGCCAGCTTTGCGTCCAGCGTCAGCGCGCCCGTAGCGGCGCGAATGAATTCGCCATAGGCCTCCGCGCCCGGCTGCCCGCTGGCGTCGACCACCGTGCGCACCGCCTCCGCCACCAGCGCCCGCCAGCGCACCATCGTGCCCAGGCTCTCGCCGCCCAGCGGAATCACGCATTTGCCCAGCATGATCTCGTGTAGCTCTTCCATGGCTCCCCTTAGCTGGCCAGCGCCGTCACGTTGTGAATCACCATGGCAATGCCGCTGCTGTCGGCAAAGGCTTTGAACATGAGCGGAATGCCAATGCCCGCGTCCTTTGCGAACGTGATCGCCCCGTTCTGCACGGCGCTGCCCCTGGGAATGAAGATGCGCACGGGCAGGCGTGCGTTGGTATCCGTCACGCGCACGCCTTCAATCCCAAAGGCAAACAGACTCACGTCCACTTTGGACGCCAGCACCGTCACCTCATCACGCCCGCTGGCGCCCACGCCGGATGCCGTCGTCACCACCGTGCCGTCGGTGGCGAGCTTGAGCGTATTGGCGGTGAATTCGCCCATCATCGTTTCGATGCTGATATCCACTTGCGTGCGGATCGTGCGCAGCGGGACCGTCAGCTGTTGCACATACAGGTCAAACGGCGTCACGTTCATGTTGATGTTGGTAGGCTCGAGCGTATAGCCCAGGTTCACCCACGGCGCCGTCCATGCCGCCCCCGCCAGCACCGTCGACACATTGGGAAACGGCGTGCCAACCGGCGCATACCAGACGGTCGCCGGGCTTACAAGAACATCAGATGCTGCCATCATGCCCCCCTATCAATCACCACTGGACCGCTTGCGCCGCAAAGGTTACTGCGCTCCGGTATATCCCGAATTCCTGTTCAAAGCCCGCTTCCTGGCCCGTGAATGCCAGCGGGTGCACGCGCAAGCGCGGTTTGCCATACCACCACGATTCCAGCCCGAGACGGGCAGTGTCCGCCAATGCTTCGCTGTCGGCATGCACCGGCGCATAGCACGCCACGCGAATGTCGAGTGTCGAGATCGGCGCCGTGCCGCGCGTGTCACTACGCTGCCCCACCTCAAAAACCACGAAGGGAACGCCGACTTCCTGCGGCATTTCATGCAGGAAGACGGGCGTGGTGGGCGGCACCTGCGTGATCAGCCTGGCAAACAGCGCGGCTTCAATGTCTGTCACAGCTCACGCTCCAGCTCTTCGCGCACTTCCCTGGCAAATGCCTCCGTGCCGCTTGCCTTTGTCGCCTCCAGTGCTGGCGCCAGAAACGGCTGCGGCTTCACGCCAGGATGTGACACGCCCGTGCGAAAGCCCACGCCGGGAATCTGCAGCGTCTTGCGCCGTCGCGCCCGCCCCGTCTTGCCCACATACGGGATGGCATGGCGTTTGGCGCCCGTGTCTTCGTAGATGTTGGAATACCACGCCCCAAAGCCCACCAGCGCCGTGGTTGGCGTCACCCGCTGCAAGATGCGCGTCATCGTGCGCTTGTGCCGGTCGCCGCGGTGCCGCACGTAATCCGTGCGCTTCGTAGTCGCCACAAAGCTGCTTGCCTCCAGCGTACCGCTCGCACGCGGCGCCCGGCTCTCCGCCGCGCGCTTGACCACCTGCCCCAGCGCCCACAGCCCCGGCTCCGTCGCGCCGCGTACAATGCTCTCGATTTCTGGCCCATACCATGAAAGCGCCAGGTTCTTTGTCTTGCTGCGCTTAGGCATGCACCGGCTCCACAATCTCAAACAGCATCGCCACCTGTTGAATCTCGCGGTTGTCAGGATCCAGCACGCTTGTGATCTCAAATGTGCGCCCGTCCCACAGAATGCGCATCGAAGGACGCAGCACAATGCCACCGGCGCCCTTGCGCATGCGCGCCTGGTGCGTCGCCATTGCCACCGTCTGGTCCAGCTGCGGCGCCAATCTCTCCACGCCGCCAATACTGCGCATCTCCGCCCACACCGTGCCCAGCGTGGTCCAGACTGGTTTGAGCGCGCCCGCCGTGTCCTGCCCCAGCGCGCGCTGCTGTATCTGCACGCGTGCGCGCAGCGCCCCGGCTTTCACAGCGCGCCGCCCGGCCGCCAGGCTTTGTGCGCCGCCGCCAAATCGACCACGCCCAGCGGCACCTCGATCGCGCTCACACCGGCGCCCACCACCACGCCCTCGCGGTTCTCATACAAATGCCCGGTCAGCAGCAGCACAGCCGCACGCGCCCAGCCCGGCACCACCGTATAACCGGCGCTGTAGACCACCACCAGCCGCCCCGCCGCCCCGCCGCCGTTGACGGTGCTGCCCGTCATGCGCAGCCGCCCCAGCTCCTTGTCCAGCTTGACTTTGAGCGGGTCCAGCACCACCGACGTGCCGCCCTCGTCATCGACAATCGACACGCTTGTAATCGCGCTGATCGGCGGCATGGGCAGATAGACGTTATAGCCATTCCATGTGTCATAACTCACCGAGTAGGTGCGCGGCGTCAGCGCCCGCCAGGCCAGCACCTGTTCGACGTGCCCCTGGGCGGCGTCGACCAGCGCGCCGATCAGCAGATCATCGTCGGAGATGTCCACACGCAAATGCTGTTTCGCCTCCGCCGTCGTCACCGCCGCCGTGGGTGCCGCCCCTACAATCGCAAGCTCATACATCCAGTGCGTCCCTTGCATAAAACAAGACCACCCAGCCGCCCCGCTCAAGTCTGATCAGGGCGTCCGCCTCATTCAGTCCCAGCCGTGCCACGTCCGTGTCAGACCACATGAACCACACCGGATCGCACGGAAAGCCCCCTGCTAAAACCGCGCCAACCCGCCGCACCTCCGTGTCCGTGGGCGCGACTGGCGCCGCATAGAACGCTGCCAGCACGGCCGTCTCGCTTTGCCCCGCCGCCAGCCTGTTTCTTGCGACGCAAGCGCATGCGCCCAATGCCCACGCCGCCTCACCTTTGCAGCGCCCCGCCAGCTCGCTGGGAAAGTCCGCGGCCCTGGCCACAAACGTGCCCGTCAAGCCCGCACAAAGCGCCAGGACGCACGCAAGCGCCGCGCGGCGTGTATTGCGCCACATCAGCCCTCTGCGGGCTTTTCTTGCCAATCGTAAATCGGGTCCGTCGGGTCCGTCTCTACGGGCGGCGCATCCTCTTCCACGCTCTCCACATAGCCGCCCGCCGCCAGCACGGTGCCATCGTTGACGGAAAGTTCGACCTCTTCGCCTTCTGTCAGCTGCAGCTCGCGCCCGTCAATCTTGATCACAATCGTCTGTAGTGCCTTGTACATGGCGCCCCTTATTTCTTGCCCTTGAATGATTCCGTCGTCATCACGGGATCGTCGTCATCCTCGATCACGCGCGTTTCCCGCTTTTCCAGCTTGTCCTCCGGCGTTTCGGGCTTTTGCACTTTGCCCTTGCGTCCCTCGGGTGGCGGCGCTGGCTCTTCGATATAGCCCAGCGAGATCAGCACCTCCGCTTCGCCGTCCGTCAGTTCCACCTCTTCGCCCGCGACCAGGTACATCACATGGTTGCGATTGTTGATTGCCACCGTCTCTGCAGCCACATACAGCGCCATCGTTGCCTCCTTGATTGAATGCGTGGGCGGGCAGGAGAAGCCACTAACCACCCGCCCACGCCCGGACAAACAGCCACACACCCCTCCGCGCGCAGCCGTATATCCCTGTTAGGCTGCGGGCTTCTGTCCGATCACGCCCGCCTCTGGCTGCAGCACCTGCGCCACGAATCGGAATTCGTAGATCAGCTGCACGATGTTGTTCAGCACGCGGGAATACGGGTCGCGTAGGAATCCAATGCTCTGGCCCATGCGGTAGCCCATATACGACCAGTCGGCGAAGATGATCGCCTTGGCATTCAGCGCCAGCGCCGGAACGTCGATCACGTTGTAGACTGGCGCCCCAAAGTAGGTATTGCCCTGGGGCGTGTTCAGGAACACAAACGGCTGCCCCTGGATTGTCGAATAGCTGCCCTCCGTGGCGCGGCGCATCACAAACTTGCCATTGTCCGCGTACGGCTCGCGCAGCCCGTAATAGACTTGCGCCAGGTCAGACACAAACGGCGCCGCCGTCGGTGTGGTCAGCGGTAGAATCGCAAAGCCCGCGGGCGCCGATGTCTTGAGCGCCGCCGTAATGATTGCCGAGTTGATCGTGTCGGCCATTGCCCGCGCCACATAATCCTCGACAAAGTTCAGCAGGTTGGCGTCTTCGTCTTCCATCAGCTCCGTGGTCAGCGGCACCACCTTGGTGTACTTGACCAGCGACATTGTGATCGACGCCAGGCTGGGTGAATCCTTGTCCTTGGCCACGTTTTCGCCAGTGACAATAAACGGGTTGACGGTGCTTGATCCCAGCTCCACGGGCACCGTCACATCCTTGCCCTTGCCTGGAATCTTGGTCAGCCCGAGCTTGTCCAGCAGCGAGTAATTGCCCGCCTTGCCGACGATGCGGTTGTACATGCCCGTAGGCACCGCCGCGCCGCCTGTCGCCACCGCGCCTTCGGCCATATCCACGGCATTCGATGCGCGCAGCTGCATCAGCGCGCGTGAATCGCCCGTGCGCAGATAGTTGGCATGAGCGCGCTGCTCTTGCAGCTCGCGATTGCCCAGCTTGTTGATGTTGGGCGCCTCATACCCGCGCAGCCCGGCGGCGTCGCCTTCGTCCTCATTCGTCAGCCGCCCCAGCGTTTCGGCGCGTGTGGCCGCCTCCGATAGACGGCGGTGCTCTTCAATCGCGGTCTCATATTCGCCGCGCTCATCGTCCGACATTTGGCGGTCTTCGCTGTTGGCGAGTGCGTCCAGCGTGGTGGCGCGGTCCAGGCTTGATTGTGCCTTGCGCCGCATATCAATCGGCGCCAGCTTGTCGAGTGTTGCAGTAGGCATTGTGCCCCCCTTGGGATTGGTATTCTTGCTTGCGGTTTGCGTGCCCGGCGCCCGCCGAGTCTCGATCACGGGCGCCCGCCCGTTGCTCTTCATAAGTTCGGGAATTGCTGGCAGCGCGCCCCACAGATCGCGCGCCTCCACGGATGTCGCCTTGTAGGCTGGGAACGCCACAATCGACACTTCCTTAAGGTTCACACCGTGCAGCGTGCGCACCGGCCCCGTCGCCGTCTTCTGCCACGAGTCCTTGTCAATCGTGAAGCCAAAGCTCATGGCGTCCACGTCGCCGCGCGCCACGCTCTCCACCAGCCCGCTGGCCGACTTGGGCGGCATGATGCGCACCTTCAAGCCGCGCTTGTCTTCGACCAGCTGCAGCGTGCCCGCCGTGGTGCGTCCCAGCACCTGCCCCGTGTCGTGATTCCACAGCGCACGAATATCGCCGTCCATGCTCGATTTGAAAGCGCCCGGCGCGATTTGCTCGCGAAAGCCGCCCAAATCCTCCGAAAGCGAATTGAACACAGCGGCGTAGCCCTCGATCACCTGGGCGTCACCCTCCGCCCGCACTTCCAGATTTGCCGCCCCAATCCAGCGTTCCATGCTTACCCCCTTCATGCCGCGCAGATTATGCAGTCGCATCCGCGATGTAAAGGCGCGTGTGTCTTTGCGCCGTGCACGTGCATGCTCTCGCCATTGCCCAGGCTGATTGTCGAGTCTTCAATAAACGGTTTGCCCGTGGGCACGCGCCGCCCGTGCATGCGCTGGCAGTACGGGCACGATTTGCCCCTGGCAGCCCACATCAGCGCCGCCACGCCCGCCGCCACATAGCTCTCGATTGCCCCGGCGTTGATACTCGAATAGGTTTCGTTGTGCGCCTCTTTGCCCGCGCGCTTCTCTTCCCACTCGTCGACGCGCCCATTCAGCGCCGCGCTGGCGTCATCCGGTAACGCGTTCTCTTCCAGCAGCGCGCCCAGCTGCCCCTGGCTCGATCCCACCCAGGCCGCCGATAGATTCGCCAGATAGCCCGCAATAAACGCGTCAAAATCGCCGCCCACCTTGCGCCCTAATTCCCGCTCCACAGAGCGCAGCGCCGCCTTCACGCTGGCGCGCAGCACCGGCGTAAAGTACCCCGGCACCTTGGGCTGCAGCTCGCGATAGAATTCCTCAAGCCATGCCCGGAATTGCGCCGCGTCAAACGGCTGCATGCTTGCCAGCTTGCGCCGCAAGTCGGCCACTTCGCGCTTGACCAGCCGCCCGGCGGCGTCATCCCACAAGATCAGCATCTCTTGCGCCAGCGCCTGGCGGTCCCCGCGTGCTGCCTTCTGTGCGTCCGTCAGCGCGGGACCGTCCGCTGGTTCGACCTCAACATCAGCCGCCAGCGCCCCGTCATCGTCAAGCGCGCGCTTGGTGGGCGTGGGCGCTGGTGGCACACTCTCATTGCCATCACCCGGCGCG